AAATGAATTACTATTATTTCCACATTCATTACATATAACTTCAGAATTTAATAACCCTGTAAATAAATCTATTATAATTGAATAACTATTTTTAATTGCATTTTTTATATATTTATATGCTTCTAATATTAATACATCATCTTTTTGTTTATTCTTAAATATTAAAAAATTATTATAAATTTTTTGTTTATCTTCCATACTAATTGTTGAATCTTTAATTTGTTTAATACACTCATTTTTATAATTAATATACTCTTCTAAAGATTTTGATATATTATTTAATTCAATATTAACTTCTGTTTTTAATTCATCATGTATAGTATTTAATATTGCATCTAATAATTCTTGACTATCATTTTGATTAAATCCTGAAAATGTTTTACATTTATTACCTAATATTTTTTTAAAACTTCTTGGTGTTATCTTTATATTATCATCCCACATATATAAAAATAATTCCGCTAATTTATATGTTACTGTATTTTCTATTTCCTTCATTATTTTATCAGATTCAGTTTCAGTATTAAGTTTAGTTTTTTTTATTATGTTTTTTTCTAAATATTTAGAAAAATTTGCCTCCCGTAACCAACTACTAAATAACATAGTAGATGATAAACATTGTATAATTGAATTCATATAACATGTATTTCCTATATTTTTTAATCCAGATAATCCTCTAACTGTTAATTTTTCTCTTTGTTCTTTTATTTGTGAATAAGTTAATTGTGTTTTAATATCTGTTTGAGGTATATTATATTTATTAACATCTGATATTATTTTATTATAATCTGGATTTAATGGTAATGATAGCATTTACTATAGTATCAATCTACATTTAATTATTTAATATATCTTATATGTTTTTTTTCAATTTTTTTAATAAATTAAAATATAATTTAAAAATAAATATTATGTAGTAATATTAATAAATGTTAGATAATAATAAATTAATATCAAAAATAAAAGAGAATCAAACTATAGTAAATGAATTTATAAAATTAATAGATCAAATAAAATTTGATATGGATCATTCATCAACAAAACAAGAACAAATAAAACATAGTTTTAGATTAAAACAAATAAATAATGTATTAAAAATATTAATTAATTTTACTAAACCAATAAAATCAATTGATGATGTTAAAAATATAGAAGGTATTGGTAAAGGTTCTATTGATAGAATTAAAGAAATTCTTGATACTGGTTATTTATCTGAAATTTCATCTAAAAATGATAAACAACAATATGTTAAATATACTGATGAATTACAACAAATTATTGGTATTGGTCCTAGAAAAGCGTTTGAATTAGTTAATGATTATAATATTACATCAATTGAACAACTTAAACAAGAATATAAAAAAGGTAATATTGAATTAACAAATGAAATATTATTAGGTTTAAAATATCATAATATATATCAACAAAATATACCAAGAGCAGAAATAGATTTAATTAATATATTTTTAAATAATATAGTAAAACAAGTAGATCAATCACTACAACATATAATTTGTGGTTCATATAGAAGAGAAAAACCATTTTCAAACGATATTGATGTATTATTAACATCTACAAAAATACAAACAAAAGAAAAATTAGAATCATCAATTAATTATCTTAGAATTTTAGTTGATAAATTAAAATCAATTGATTTTTTAGTTGATGATTTAACTGATAAAGATTATGTTGTAAAATATATGGGATTTTGTAAATATCAAAATTTTCCTATTAGAAGAATTGATATTAGATATGTTCCATATGAATCATATTATTCTTCTTTATTATATTTTACTGGTTCTGGAGATTTTAATAGTAAAATGCGTAGTGTTGCTAAAGAATTAGGATTTTTATTAAATGAATATGGTTTATTTATCTATAAAAATAATAAACCTGTTAAAATTAAAATAAATTCTGAAAAAGATATATTTGATAATATTGGTATGGAATATATTGTCCCTAAATTAAGATAAATTTATTATTTAATAAATTTATCCTATACTAATTTTATATTTATCCAAAATAATTTTATATCTAAATATCCTTTTTCAATATTATCTAATACTTTTATATTCATTACTAATGTATCATCATACTCTTTATAATAATAAAATTTGTGATTTATTGTATTATAATTTTCATTATTTATTTGTAAATAATGAATACTTGTTGATATTATTTTTCCACTTATTCCATCATCTACATCTTCTACTAAATTTATTCTACTCATTATATTTTTAAAATTTGTTGAAAAATTTATATTATATATTATCTCATATAAGCCATTTTTTACTAAATTTATTCCTAAATTTGGTTTTATATCGTAATTTAAATAATCTATATTTATTGGTTCATCTAATGGTATTATTAATATATTATTATTCTTTGTCATTTCTAATTTTATAGTCTCATATTGACTAAAAAATAATCCATTTATATTAGTTATTTCATTTGTTTTTATATCTTCTAATTTTGGTATTAATAACTCCCAATTCATTTTATCAAATACTGGATTTTCATAACTATTATGATTATTTATACATTTATATATATTATTATCATATGGATCTAGTACTATATTATTTATAATATATTCATTATTAACCCATTCTCCACAAAATTTCATATTACTCATTAATAATTCCCAATTTTCTTTATCATTTTCTGGTTCTATTTCTGATTTTTCTATTGTTTGAATACATATATATATATTATTATTTTTGTCTTTTATTATATCATTTTTATTATAACTCTTCTTATTTGTCCAATTCTCTTTATAATTTAAATTATTTAAATTAGGTGATTCTATTTTACTATTTTTCTCATTTTCTAATAAATTATGAATTTTATTGTTTTTATCTATATAACATATTGTATTATATACCATGTCGTAATATAATATTCCATATTTTATTCCATTATTTTCTATATTTTTTATTACTACCATATTTTTTGGACTGAATGTTATTTTTTTATTCATTTTTTATTTATATTTATATTTTATTTTTTAAATTTATTTTATATTATTAAATATTTTACTTAATCCTTTTTTTATTTTTAATTGCTCTTCTTCAGTATAACTTAAATTATATATATTTTCCTTTTCTATTCCAAATTTTATTAATAATTTGTTCTTTTTCTTATCTAATTTATTTGAATAATGTCTTATATATTCTGTAAATATTTTCTCACTATTATCTTTATTACTTCCTATTATATTATTGTATGTTTGCTTTATTAATTCATCTATTTCTATATCTTTATTTGTTATTCTTGTTTCTAAATACCAATATGACCATGCTAAACAAAATCCTACTGGATCTCCTAATACTCTATAATTTATATCAGTATCATTTCCTATTAATTGATATCCAATCATTTTTGACCTTTTATATTCTATTTTAATATTATTTTCATTCATATATTTTTTAATCATATTTGTTATTTTTTCTTCTAAAAATAAATCTATTTCATTATTCATTTTAATATTTCCATATGGTTCAAATCTTTCAATTATTCCTTTTTCTTTATCTATTATGATTATATTCGCATGTGTTCCTGTTGGCATTATTATTGTTAATTTTATATATATAAACATTTTTGTTTTATCATATAATACTCTTTTTATGTAAAAATCTAAATTTTTATGTATAAAATATTCTGTATTACTTTTCCAAATTATTATATGAGGACTAATTTCATATAAAAAATCCAAATAAATTTCATATAAATCAGTTATTAATAATTGATTATCTAATATATATAAATTATTATAATATAATTCATTCTTATCTTGTATATATTTATAATTTTTATATTCTTGATTAGGTATTCCTAATTGTTTATATTTTGATAAAATTATTATTGTATATATTATATTATGTATTGTATCTGAATTAAATTTTATATTTATTCCTTTTTGTCCTTCTATATTTTTAAATTTTATTAAATCTTTATTAGTTATATTTTGTGGTATTGATTGTTTATTATCAAATATATATTTTTTTATTTTATATTTACATTGATATGTTTTTAAATTTATACAAAATTTATTATCCATATTATTTATAAAACTATTTGTTAATATGTTTATAAATTGTGGTAAATCTTTCTTATATATATAAGATATTGCTGTTTTATTTAATTTATTTTTAATAAATATATCCATATTAACATTTTCTAATATTTTTGTATAATTTTTCCAATTATAATTTTTTAAAAATAAATGTAATGGTGTTATATTATTTATATTTTTTAAATTTAAATTTCCATTAAATAATAATTTACAAATAATATCTGAATTTATATTTGGAATTTCAAATGTATGATGTAATAAACTATTTAATTTTCTATCTTGTTTATTTAAATCTATTTTATCAATTAATATTTTTATTATTTTATAATTTCTATTATTTAATGCTATTATATAGGGATTTAAATCTTCATTTATTCCTGAATAATTTATATCTAAATTGTCCTTTTCAATTATTTTTTTAATTGTTTTTATATCATTTAATTCAACTGCTATTATTAATGGATTTATATATTGATTATTTATTATATTTATATCTAATTCTTTTCTTTCTAATAATAAATCTATTATATGTCGTTTTTTCTTTATAATTGTATATATTATTGGTGGATTTATTTTTGGATAATTTATATCTATTTTTTCTATTATAATTTTAATATTTTTAAAGACTAAATCATTTTTTGATATAGAATTATTTATATTATGATGAAAAATAGTAAATTTTTCATTATTAATAATATTAAAATCAATCAAATCTAAATATTTAATAATTAATTCATTATATAATATTAGATTTGGATCTAAAATATGTAATATTGTATTATTATTATTATCTATTATATTTAATATTTCTGGATATATATCAATACTTTCTTTAATTATATCATAATAACCATATTTTAATGCTAAATGTATATATGTTTCATTATCATTATTAACTAATTTTATTAATTCTTTATCTTTATTAATTAAATATTTTATTAAATTAATTTTATTATTTATAGTAGCAATATGAATTAAATAATTATTATTTATTAAAGGTTCTCTAATTATTTTATTTAATTCATTAAAATTATTATTATTTATTAAATTTATTATTTTTTCCATATATTATATTAATATTTTATTGTTGATTATAATCTACTGTTTAATTTATTGTAAATATATAATAAATTAAATATTATTAACCTGCACAACTTTCACAATCTTTAAATTTAGATCTATTTTTTGAATTAGAATTATCATTTTGATTATCAGATTCATCAGAAACACTTAATAATTCTTGATTAAATATTTTCCTTTTTGAATTAATTCTTTTAATTGCATCAGGATCTAAACCAAATTTAATTGCATTAACTGCTGGTTGTGATCTTAAATAATACATACCTGTTTTTAATTTATTTGTCCATGTATAGAAATGTGCTGAAGTTAGCATTGTTGTATCTGGTGTATTACTAAAGAAATTTAAACTTTGACTTTGATCAATAAATGGTCCTCGTTCTATTGCTTGTTGAATTATTGATTTATTCTTCATCTCAAATGCTGTTTTGAATATTTCCTTGATTTTTTTTGGTATTTCTTCTATATTTTGTATTGAACCATTTTCATATAAAAATTCCTCTCTTAATTCTTTTGTCCATAAATTATTACTTATTAATTTCTCTATTAAATATTTATTAATAACTGGAAATTCTCCCGCTGATGTTCTTCTTAAGAATAAATTAGTAGTATAAGGTTCAATACCTTCACTATTATTCATAATTTGAGAAGTACTAGCAGTAGGCATAGCAGTAGTTAATAGACTATTACGAGTTCCATATAATTTAACATCATTAATAAGAGAATTCCAATCATAATTCATTAATAATTTTGATTCATCTAAATTCCATAAATGATATTGTAATAATCCTTGAGAAAATGGAGAACCTTTAAAACTTTCATAAGCACCATCTTTTTTAGCAAGTTCAACTGATGCTTCTAAACAACCATAATATATAGTTTCAAACATTTTTTTATTTAATATTTTTGCTTCTTCTGAATCAAAAGCCATATCCATTTTACAATAAGTATCGGCTAATCCTTGAACACCTACTCCAATTGGTCTATGTTTCATATTTGATATTCTTGATCCTTCTGTTGGATAATAATTTATATCAATTACTTTATTTAAATTTTTAGTTAATACTTTTGATACATATCTTAATTTTTCATAATTATATACTTTCTGTCCATTAATTTCTTCTACAAATTTTGGCAAACATATTGAACCTAAATTACATACTGCAATTTCTTCTGCGGTTGAATATTCTACTATTTCTGAACATAAATTAGATGATTTAATTACTCCTATATTTTTCTGATTTGATTGTTTATTTACATTGTCTTTATATGTCATATAGGGCATACCTGTTTCTATTTGAGCCTCTAATATATGAAACCATAAATCTTTCGCTTTGATTCGTTTTTTATATTTACCTTGATTTTCATAACTAATATATAATTGTTCAAATTCTTCACCATATGTATTAGTAAGATTTGGACATTCATCTGGACACATTAATGACCAATAACTATCATCACGAACTCGTTTCATAAAAAGATCAGGTATCCATAATGCTAAAAATATATCTCTTGCTCTCATTGTTTCTATTCCTGTATTTTTTCTTAAATCTAAAAATTCATATATATCTCCGTGCCATGGTTCAATGTATAATGCAATTGCTCCATTTCGTCTTCCTCCTTGATTAACATATCTACCTACTTCATTTATAACTCTTGCTAATGGAATTATACCATCTGAATTTCCATTTGTTCCTCTAATTAATGAACCTTTACATCTTATATCACTTATATGAATACCAATTCCTCCAGCCCATTTACTAATTAATGCAACATTTTTAATTGTATCAAATATATCATTAAGACTATCATTTATTCCTAATAAGAAACATGAACTTAATTGAGGACGATTTGAACCTGCATTATATAATGTAGGTGATGCATGTGTAAAATAATGTTGAGATAATAAATTATAAGTTTCTATAGCACTATCAATATCATCATTATGTATTCCAATTGCTACACGCATAAATAGATGTTGTGGTCTTTCAACTATATATCCATATTTTTTTCTCATTACTAATTCATCTTTATCATTTGATTTTTCTTGAACATTTATATGTGTTAAATCATTTTTTAATCTAATTAAATATGCTCTTTCTAATGTTTTAACTGCAAAAAAGTCAAATAAATAATCTCTATCATAATCAATTACTGATTGTATTTTATCTTGATATTTTTTTACTGTATTAAAATATTTAGTTGTTATTAATGGATTGGATTTTTGCTCTTGATCAACATTATTATATAATTTCTCTGTGACTTTATAAAAATTATCTAATGTGTTTTTATGTAAATTACTAATACATAATCCCGCTGCTAATTGACTATATTGTGGATCATCTAAAATCATTTCTGCACATTTATTCGCTGCATAGAAATCTAATTCTTCAGTTGTAATTCCATTATATAATCCTTGAACAGTATCTTGGGCTATTTTAATTGGATTAATACGATCTAATTTTAATCTTTGACAAATTCCTTCAATTCTGATTATTATTTTGTCAAATGATACTCGTTCTCTACGACCATCTCGTTTGATTACTTCCATTCTATTGATAAAGTTAAAATTTAATTTCTTAGACCCATCCATTATAGATAATATATATATCAATTTTTTTATTTTTTTTTATTAAAAAAATTGAATTTTTATTTAAATTTTTTATAAAACTATAATATTATATTTGTTAAATTATGTATGTCTCTTATAATGACTTAAAGAAACAATCTTATGATCAATCTATGACCACTGAGAAACAATTAAATTCTAATTCTAAATCTACTACAATCTTAAATATTGTTGATATTCTAAATAATATAATTGAGGAAGATAATGAGGAAGTTGTATTAGATCAATTTATGAATAGTCTTGCGGAAAAATATGGTGTATTAACTATAGAAAATAAATTAAAAAAACAATTAACTCAAGATAAAGAAGAAGAAATATTAAATTCAGATAATCATAAATTTACTGCATTTCCAATTGAATATGATGATATTTGGCAAAAATATAAAGAACAACGAGCATGTATGTGGGTCCCAGAAGAAATAGATTTTTCTGGTGATTATAATGATTTTTTAACTTTAAATAAAGATGAACAACATTTCATAGAAATGGTATTAGCATTTTTCGCTGCGTCTGATGGTATTGTTAATTTTAATTTAAGTGAAAGATTTGTTAGAGAAATTCAAATTACTGAAGCCGAAATTGCTTATCGTTTCCAAATGATGATGGAAGATATTCATTCTATTACTTATTCTCTTATGTTAGAAAATATTGTTAAAGATAAATCTAAAAAAGAACATCTATTTAATGCTATTAAAACTATTCCTTCTGTTAAAAAAATGGCTGATTGGGCTTTTAAATGGATTGAAAGTCCTAAACCTTTTGCTTTCCGTGTTGTTGCTTTTACTATTGTTGAAGCAGTATTTTTTAGTGGTGCTTTTGCAGCTATTTTTTGGCTTAAATTCTATAAAAATAAAGGTAGTGATAGTAAAGGAAAACCATTTATGAATGGACTTATGATGTCTAATAAATTTATATCTCGTGATGAAGGATTACATGCAGATTTTGGTTGTTTATTATATAATAAACTTAAAAATAAATTATCTGTTACTGAAATGAATTCTATTATTTCTGAAGCAGTTTGTGTTGCTAAAGAATTTATGATTGATGCAATTCCTATTAGATTAATTGGTATGAATAATGATATTATGGGTGAATATATTGAATATATTGCTGATAGACTTTTAGTTGCTCTTAATTATAAAAAATTATATAATAAACAAAATCCATTTAAATTTATGGAAACTATTGGTCTTAATGATCGTACTAATTTCCATGAAACTCGCCCTCATGAATATCAAAGTGCTTATGGTATGAAAAAAGATGATAATACTAACCAAAAAAGTATTGTTATCAATGATGATTTTTAATTTATAATATATAAAAAATTATTAATATTTTATATATTTATTACTCATTTTATTTTTTATTAATTCAACCATATGTTTATTATTATATATAACTAATTTAATATCTTTTTTTATATTATTTATTACTGTTGGTATTTGACTATCTAAAAATCGTTGAAATTTTTTTTTACATGATAATTCTAATTTATAATACAATTCTTCAAATTTTTCAGTTAAATGATTTAATTTATCATCATATAATTGATCTAATATTTCATTTCTATCTTTTAAACACCATTTATTTCCATCATATATCATTGCATAACTATCTCTCATATTTGATATATATACATTATGATACTCTGGTTTATTTTTATTGAAATGAATACTTTTTACCATTTCTGGAACAGCAGTAAATCCTTTATTTAATATTGTTTTATATGCATTATCTGTTAAAAATGATAAATCTTCTTTTCCAAATGCTACCAATTTTATATTATTTATATTATTTATATTTATTATATTATTTGTATTTATTTCATTTATAATATTATTAGTATTTATTTCATTTTTTATATTATTAGTATTTATATCATTTGTTATATTAATTTTATTATTTTTACCATATTGACTTATTAATAAATTTAATTCATCCTGTTTTTGTTTTATTAATTGTTGATATATTTCCTCTTTTTCTTTATCTATTAATTTTTTTATTTTACATCTATTTTCTAAATGTTTTACTAATGAATCATATCTTGTAAATATTTTATTACAATAATTACATTTATTAATTTCTTCTTTAGATTGTATCATAATATATTTATCTAATTTCATATTATTTAATATTTCTTCCTTTTTTTTATTACAATATAATCTTAAATGTCTTAATAAATTATCTTTTCTTGTAAATATTTTATTACAATAATCACATATTATTAGACTATTTATATCTATTAAATTATTATTTATTATATCATTTTTATTTACCATATATTCTGTTTTACTATTAGCATATTCAATTATTTCTTTTTTCTTTTGCTCTAAATTTTCATCTATATTTTCATTTATATTTTCATCTATATTTTCATCTATATAATTATTTATATTGTTCATTCATATTATATTTTATTATTTTATTATTATTTATTTTACTTATTTATTATAATATTTTCTTAATTTATGTATCTAATATACTATATTTTATTTATATTTGATTTAAAACCTCCAAAGATGTTAAATAATATTTTTATAAGATTAAAATTATTTGAATTTCTCTTCAAATAAATATCGTCTCTCTCTCTCCGCCAAAATTTGTGAGGAGATTCAATTTAAATATATTTAAATATATATATAAGATAACTATTATTAATATAATTTAATTTTTTTTCCCTCACTAATTCCGCCAAATTTATGAGGCTCTGATTGGAAGATATAAATACTATAGTTTTACTATATAAAAAACTAATACTTTTGTTGTTTTTACAGAGTTTTAAAAATATAATATTTTTCCCTCAATAATTTGTGAGGATATCCTCACAAATTATATATATTGCCTCACAAGTATCTTATATACTTTTTAAATATTAACTAATTCATTTATTGTACTTTTATTTTTATATAAATTTCCGCCAAATATTTTTTTTTATGAGGAATTATTTTTAATAGTTTTATAAAATTTAATTTACTTCTTTTTTAAATAATTTGCATTGCAAATTATTCAAAAAAATTGTAAATATGTTAGTGTGTTCTAAAGAACACACTAACAATTTACCATTTTTTATATATATTATTTAAAAAATTGAACAAAATAATAAATAAAAAATTTGTATAATAAAATATATTTAAAATGATGAATAAACTATTGAATAAATTATTAGAATATTTTAATAATAAAGAAATTAATAAAAATATAAATAATAATATAGATTTTGCTCCAAATTTTGTAAAAGATAAAGAAACAGTATATAGAAATTATATAACTAAAAATTAATTTATTAAATATAAAATAAATTTAATAAATTTATTAAATACACCATTGAAATTTAGGTGTTAATTTAAGGTCAGATTTAGATTTTATAAAAAGATTTTTAAGATAATTATAATCTGGATTTTCATCAAATTTAAGACTTCTACAATAAATTAAATATTCTTTAAAACATGAAGGTAAATCTTTACATAATATATCAATACTTGTAGATATTTTAGTTTCACCAATCAGTTCTAAATTTTTATCTCCACCACCTAATTTCTTTTTTAATCCTTGCCATGGTAATGATCCTTTTAAAAAATATATAAACATATAACCAATTGATTCAAGGTCATCTCGTCTTGAAGGTTCTATACCCATATGCATATTAATACTTGCATATCTTGCAGTTCCAATTAAAGAACGTCCATCTCTAAATAAAATATGTCTTTTATCTTTAATATATTTTTTAGATAAACCAAAATCCATAATATATACTTGATTTGATAGATAATCTTTACCAATCATAAAATTACTTGGTTTAATATCTCTATGAATAAATCCACATTTGTGTAATTGTTCTATTAAATATAATAATTGATCACATAACATAAATACTGTTTCAAGTGAGAATTTCTTATTATATTCATTGAATTTATCTTCTAAACTAAATCCTAATAATTGCATAAACATTATATTATAATCTTTAGTTTGTATAAATTCATATACTTTTGGTAATCCAATAATAAAACCTTTATTTATTAAATATTTATATATTTTATATTCGTTCATTATTCTTGATGTTTTAAAATTATCCTCTACTTTCGCAGCTACATTTAACCCATCTTTTCTTTGTGCTAAATAAACTTCTCCAAATGATCCTGAACCTATTTTTTTTATAATTACATAATTATCTGATAATAAATTTGTATTTTTATTATGTTCTATATGTTTTTCATTCATTTATTTTATCAATTATTAAGATAATATAAAAATTTTTTTATTGTTAAACTCTGTTATTTATAAAAATAAAATAGTAGTAAATCAATTGATTATCTCTATTATTATTTATAAAAATAAAATAGTAATAATAATAATTGTTTAATAATATTACTATTTTAATTACAAAAATAAAATAGTAATAATAATAAATAATTATTTTAGAAATAATTTCTAAAATAATTGTTTAATAATAATAAATAATTATTTTAGAAATAATTTCTAAAATAATTGTTTAATAATATTACTATTTTAATTACAAAAATAAAATAGTAATAATAATAAATAATTATTTTAGAAATAATTTCTAA